CACCCTCGCCCGCTTCGGGGTTCAGGATTGCGATCTCACGGACAAGGCGGCGAAAGGTCGCGACCCGCTCCGCGTACTCTTCACCTAGGGCGCGGCCTCGGAGCACCCGGTACTTGGCGGCGAGTCCGTATGTCGCGCCGCTCTGGGTCATCCCGTCGCTTCCGGTTCGGGGAGTGTCGAGTCGTTCGGCGATCGTCTTGATGTCCGTCTCAGGCCACCTCCGAGCAGAGCGCCATCGCGGCCACTTCGCGGTAGTCCGCATGGAGCAGCCCGACAGAGTAGGAGAGCGAATCCTTCGCCCGGCGGTATGCCGACTTGCAGTCGCCCCGCTCGTAGCAGGTCATCGCGTCATCAGCGCAGAGCTTGGCGCTTGATGCCATCCCGCCCGCGCCCTGGTTCTTCCTGGCGATTGCGATGGCGTAGAGGGTAGCTGCCTTGGTGTTGAAGTCGCTCATAATCTCAGTCTCCTTCGGGCTTGATTGCCCTTGACTGTCTTTATTCTACATACGTTTAAGATAAGTGCAAGTCTTTTTTGTAAATACGTAAAAGAAAGTTAGAAACCGCAATACGTCGCCCTAGTGCTACGCTCTCCCCGTGTCGCTAGCTTCCGCCCTTTCCGCCGTATCTGCTAATCCGCTCGCCCGCTATCAGCCCCGCCCAGGGCAGGAGCGGTTCCACCGAAGCCAAGCGCAGACTCGATGTATGCGAGGGCCGAACCAGATCGTGGGCAAGTCCTACGCAGGCTGTGCGGAGGCGTTGTGGTTCCTGACGCACACTCACCCTTACCGGGAGATCCCCGACCGTCCCGTAGCCGGGCGACTCGTTCCCTACTCCGACGACAGCAGCAAGGAGATCGAGGGCAAGTTGTACGAGCTGCTCCCGAAGTCGCTGCTCCATCCCGACTGCCGCTACCATCCCGACCGAGGCTTCACCACCGGGCGGCGGCGCATGCTCAGGCTCAAGACGGGCGACTCGATGGGGATCGTCTCGCAGTCGGCGGGCACCCTCGCGGCGGCAGGCTCCACGCTTGACTTCGTTTGGCTCGACGAGCCGCCCGAGCGGAAGATCTTCGCCGAGGCTCAAAGCCGGGTGCTAGTGCGCAAGGGTTGCTTGTGGCTCACCCTCACCCCGGTCGGGCGTCCGGTGGGCTGGCTCAAGGATGCCTGCGAGGATGGGCTGATCGAGGACATCCACGTTGAGCCTACGCCAGAGAACACCGGGCTCAGCGAGGAGGAGCTTGACGCGATCAAGCAGATGATCCTCCCAACCGAGCGCCCGCAGCGATTCGGGGGCGAGTGGGAAGGGGCGACGCCGGATCGCTTCTACGGGGCATGGCACGACGGGATGGTCAGCAAGGAGCTACCCGACTGCGAGCTACAGATTGGGATCGGCATCGACCACGGCGAAGGCCACGGGCGACAGGGTGCGCTGCTCTGCGGCTTCGACACTCGCGACAAGGCTAACCCGCGTGTCTGGTTCCTCGACGAGTACACGAGCCAAGGACACAGCGGGATCGAAGAGGACGCGAACGGGATCCTCGACATGCTCGGGCGCTGGGACCTCGGACCCGAAGCGGTCGACGTGGCGCGCGGCGATGTGAACTCAGCGGGCAAGGCCGAGTCGGGTTACCGCGTGAACCAATTGCTTGAGCAGAAGATCGCGGTGCTCTCCGGCCTACCGCCCACCGCTCCACCGTTCCGCATCAAGGCGGCGCGCAAGGGTCCGGGCTCGGTGGCCTACACTGCTCGCCTACTTCACTCCGCGATGGTCAAGGGCTCGCTCACCGTCCACCCGAACTGCGAGGCCTTGATCGCTGGGCTGCGTCACTGGCGGGGGCCGGGCGGCACGTCCCAGAATAAAGAGCTGTCTCACATTCTCGACGCTGCCCGGTACATTGGGCGGGAGTTCCTAGACACGAGGCACCGCAACACCGACCGGATCAAGGTGCGATAGGTGTTGACCTCGCACACCGCGCGCGCTTACTCTTGCGGGGGCGACTCACGGACGGGCACCGAGGACACATGAGCCAAGATCAAACCGCACTCTCAGACGTTCCGCCTCTTCCATCTCAGGAGGACGAGGCACGCCGCACGCACTCACGACTTCGTCGCCGGCTACTTGAGGGGCAGTGGAAGCAGGACCTAGAGACTCGGTGCCGGTCTTTCTTTGTCGGCTCAACCGTCGAGAGGTTCGGCGCGCTCGACACTAGCCGGAACCTATTCAACACGATCACCAAGCAGCTAGCGATCCAGTACGACAACCCACCCCGGGTCACCCACGCCGACTCGGATGTAGACGACTTCGCTACTCGCGTCCGGCTCGATGGCTTGTGGGCGATCGGTGCGCGCAACGCTCGGAACACGATCGGGATGCGCGAGGGCTTGATCCGCACAGACTACACCTCCGAACGCGGCGAACTGCTCTATCGTGCGGTACCTTCGGATCTGGTCTACGCCGAAGCGAACGGCGACAATCCCGACGAGCCCAACCTAGTAGTCGAGGCCCGGCTTGCCTCGCTCGACCTCGGAGACGGGAAGGGCGAACAAGACCGCTGGACCTGGGACGTTCTCGACCTACGCGATCCTCAAGACCCGAAGTACCGAGTGCTGCTCCCGAGCGGGCGGGCTCAGATCGAAGACTCCCGCGACATCACCGAGCAGGTGTTAGGCGGGAACTTCAGCGGGGCGGATTATCCCTACCTCGTCGAGGGTGCGCCCGTCCTTCCCTACTCGCTCTACCACGCACAGCGAACCGGGGCGCTCTGGAACCCTTACGACAACTCCGAGCAGGTTGAGTGTACCTTGCACATCGGCGCGCTCTGGACTTTCTGGGGCTACCTCTGCCGCGATGCTGCATATAGCCAGCGGTGGGCGATCGGCGTACAGCTCGGCGGCGGCGCGCTTCGGGGCAGCGGCAAGAACGCACGCAAGGAAGTACACCTCGATCCAACATCGATCGCGATGTTCACCGAAGAGATCCCGGGCGGCGGCAGGCTCGGACAGTTCGGCGCGAGCGTAGATCCTGAACGCTTCCAGCTTGCGATCGACTCTTACGAGCAGCGGTGTCTCGCTCACTCGGGCCTATCCCCCGACGACTTCCAGAAGAGCGGCGGCGCTGCCGAGTCCGGCTACGCCATCGCCCTCAAGCGTGAGACGGTCCGCAGGATCCAGAAGGCCAGCGAATCCCAGTTCGAACGCGCCGACAAGGAAGTCCTCGCCCTCTCCGCTGCGCTGCTCAACGCGAACGAAGGCGGCAACCTCCCCGAGTCCGGCTACTCGATCCGATACATGGCAGTGCCCCCGACGCCCTCGGAGCGTCAAGCCCGGGTCGCAGAGGCTACGTCCCTGCTCGACGTTGGCCTAGCTTCCCCGGTCGACATCGTCCTAGCTCAGCATCCAGGCATGGAGCGAGCCGAAGCAATCGCACACCTCGACACCGTCCGCGAAGAGCGCGTCGAGTTCGCCAGCATGGACAAGATCCCAGACGCCGCAGGCGATGAGCTAGAGACAAGAGTCTCGGTGTCCACAGGCGGCGAGGTCAAAGCGGCAGACACCGCGCTAAACGGCGCGCAGGTCACGGCGGCGACGAGTATTGTCGAGCGGGTCGCGCTGGGAGCACTACCCCGAGACGCGGGGATCTCGATGCTCTCCGAGTTCTTTAACATTCCGAAGCCACAAGCCGAGCGGGTTATGGGATCCGTCGGTCGTGGCTTCCGTCCCACTTTGCAGGAGTAACGGACGATGACAGACGAGACGCCCAAGACATACACTGAAGCCCAGGTGCAGGAGTTGATCCAGACTCGGACCGCTGAGCTGCGCGACAGCCGCAACGCACTCACCGCCGAGCTTAACGAACTCCGTCCCACCGCTTCGGCATGGGAGCAGAAGGCGGGCGCGTTCCAGGCTGAGCTAGAGACGCTATCCGAGGTGCGCTCTCAGTTCGACGGACTCCAGGCGAAGCACGCAGAGGCGGAGGCTCGATGGGGTCAAGACCGGGTGCTACTCGGTGCCGGGATCAAGGATGCCGACGTGTCCGATGTGCTCCGCTCTAAGTTCGCACGCGCCGAAGAGCCCGGCGAGTTCTCCGACTGGTTTGAGCGGGAGGGGCGGAATACTCCGCTAGTCGCTGCGTTCTTGTCCCCCCAGCCTACAGCGCAGATCGATCCCCACCTCGCGGATCCTGCCCTTCCCGCTCCGACCTCCCCGCAGATGCCGCAGGCGAACGCAGGCCGTAAGCCAGCCCCGCCCGCCGCCCAGCCCTACACGCCCGGCAGCATCGCCAGCATGAGCCGCGACGAGTTCCGGCGACAGAAGGATTCGCTGCTCAACGGGCTGAAGGTCCCGCTTTAGACTTGACGGGCGGCGCTCGGTGCGCCTAGCCTAAGTGCGTCGGGTCCTCTGCTAGGTCACTCCCACCTCACGGGCGAAGTAAGAGCACCGACCGAAGCGCCGGTCACTCCCACCTCACGGGCGAGCGCAGCGAAGACTGAACCAACATCTACGCGCCGCGATGCGGCAGGAGTGATCCACAATGGCTAACGAAATTACCTATACGGGGCAGGGTGCGAACCTCCGCGCCGCCGAAGTCTTCAACTCTCTCATCTGGGATCTGGTCTACGACCGAACCGATCTCCGGCAGCTCTGCGTCAAGCTCGGCGACCTCGGTGGCTCCGGCTCCGCGAAGCTTGAGACTCCGCAGGTTGACTGGAATCTCCCGATGGCGGCTGCGAACGCCGATGAGGTCACTGCCGCAGGCAACACCGCGATCACCGACTCGGCCTTGAGCCTCACGGTCGCTCAGCAGATCATCGCCTTTGAGATCTCCGACCTGATGTCGGTGACGGGTGGAGCGGGTAACCTCGACATCGCACGCCTCGCTGAAGCAGTCAGCAACGCCTACAGCCTCCGCTTCACGGATCAGGTCTGCGGCGTGATTGACGGCTTCACCGCGACAGTGGGAACCACCACCGTCGACATGACGGTTGACGACTTCTACGCGGCCATGTTCGCCCTTGAGCAGGCAGTTGTCAGCGGACCTTACGCCGCTGTGCTCTACCCCACCCAGTTCACCGACTTGCAGGAATCCCTGCGCTCGGAAGGCGGAGCGCTTTCCTTCT